CATGGATGAGTCCCTCACGCTCAGCCCTCCGAACATTAGCGTCCAGCTCTTTGACCACTAACTCCTTGAACTTGTCCGGGTCACTGAATAGCAGCCTAGTCCTGGCGTCCCTTGCCGGGTCAGAGTTAAGGCCAAGCTTGTTCATCCTTATCTCGGTATGGCCCGAGCCATTGAGACACGCCCCGATACACTCAGCGGTCGCACGTTCACACACTGTGACGCGCTTGCCATCGACCACAACCCCTGCCAGTTTATGCGGGGACAGGTGGATGATGCTTGTCAGGTATCCCTCACCCTTGAGAGTCTTGGCATTGTTGGTTGTCACCAGATAACTACAGCCCGCGTCCTTATAGAACCTGCTGTAATTACTGATGGTTTTCCTCCTCACTTGGTGCATTACTTACCTCCTCAGTCATGTTGTGGTCCACCTCGAAAGAGTTCGACACATAGTCTTGGCCGTCGAATGTATCCAAGTCCATGCCATGCGCTAAATCTACCGCTTCTTCTTCACTCTCGGCATCTATTACCGCTTCAGCGCCTACTGTCCATGTCACATAAACCTTGTACTTTTTGGTTTCTTTGCTCATCACTCACCCCCTTAAATGATTCCAGCCTTCACCATTGGAGAAACCAGACGACCTTCCTTGCACTCATGGCACGGGTAGTCAGCATCCGGCTCAATCCTTGCCGAGTACCCGCACTCCGCAGTGCAGTCCACATCCACGTAACCGTCCATCATTACTTGCTCAAGTAATTCAAAATCAATGTCATCATCCATAAGCATCACTCACTCCATAGGCAGGTCGCATCCCTCAGAGAAAAGACCACCTGCTCCAGTCCCCTCTGCGTCATCAGTCTAGGTGGCGTTATCTTCAGGACCACACCCAAGGTTACTTGCTCCACGTCGTCCGATAAATCCTCCACTGAATAGTCAATCCTTGAGCCTAGTGAATGGCCGTACTTCTTAAGGTACTCAGCTACAATCTCGATTGCCTTGTCCCTAGTGCTCACCTCATAGGTATATGTTTTGCCGATAATGGCCATCAACCTACCTCCTTGCCACCTCTTCCATCACTCAACTCTCCGCTAATTATTTATGCAATGGTCTTTTAAATGGGAGTCCATGCTCCGTTAACATTTCTCGGTACACTCGGTGTCGTTCCCGCGCATCCTGCACATAGCATGCATGGTCCCAACAAACCTTGTGAGTTTTGGGTGCCTTTCGCTTGGCAAACTGTGCTCGCAATATTTCTTTTGCTTTG